GGTTCCGCTGACTCCACGTGGGAGGCAGGCCCGGCAGCGGAACCTCGACGAAGGCAACCGGACCTGCCCGTCTGGGACGTGGGACGACTCCGCTCGATCGGGCTGCCACGCCGGAGTGAGCGTCTAGAGCAGCTCCGAAGCCGCCCCACAACCCAACCGTATATGCCCCGCCTGCCCGCTCAGATCCACGCAGGCGGGTTTTCAGCCGTCCGTGGGTCTACCGGACACCCCTGGGAGGGATTGTGACCATCGAGCCTGCTGTGATGGTGCCGGCCGATGACCGGGCTAGCGACTTCTTCGGCTCCAGTCAGCTCGCCTACTGGCTGCTCTACAACACGTCGATGGACCCGCTCGCGATCACCGACCTGGCTGGCCGGGAAGCCCAGATCCTGGCTCTGGCCCACGAGATGGTCTGCGAGTTCGCGCTGCTGTATCCGCAATTCGTGGTGCAGGAGATGTACTACCGCAACGAGCCGCCGCTGGTCCGCGAGCCCCGACGGCTTACCAGCAAATACAAAGAGCTGTTGCGGATGGGTGTGTCCAACTGGCTGGGGCTGGTCGTGGATGTGGTCGACGAGCGGCTTCAGATTTCGTCGATCGTGTCCGAAGGCAACACACCGCGGGATAAGACGGCGTGGTCGTGGTGGCAGCGCAACGGGATGGACGGCATAAGCCAACGCATCCACAAGACGGCGCTGCTGCACGGGGTCAGCTACGTCAGTGTTTGGCCGTCTTCCGATCCGGCCTACCCGAAGATCATGGGTGAGTCGCCGCTGTGCTGCCACGTCCGGTTCGATGACGATGACGTGGCGACCGCGGCCATCAGGGTCTGGAGAGATCCGTGCTGCCCGGACATCTTCGTGGACCTCACCTTGGTGGACTACCAGTTTCATCTGGTGACCACCGAAGGCGCGGTCCCGATCGTTCGGGAAAACTACGTCAACGTCTACTCCACGCTCGGCAGCGGGTTCGACTTCGCCAACGCCAAGTGGCGTTTCCGCGACGACATCGACCCGGTGACCGTCAACCCGCTCGGCGTGGTCCCGTACGCCCGGCTGCGAACGAAACCCGATCTGCTGGGCGGCTACGCCTCGGAGATGGACGGCCTCTACCCCGTCGCCGACCGGATCAACAAAACCATCTTCGATCGCTTGCTGGCGCAGGAGTTCGCGGCGTTCCCGCAGCGCTGGGTTACGGGTATCGACGTACCGGTCAACCCGGTCACGAACGAGCCGAGGGAACCGTTTGACGCGGCCGTGGACAGGATCTGGACGAGTTCCTCGCCGGACAGCGCCATGGGCCAGTTCCCGGCCGCGGATTTGCAGGGCTACCTGAACGCGGTCACCTCCGACATCCAGGCCCTGGCCACGCAGTCTCGGACCCCGCCGCACTATCTGGTCTCCGGTATGGGCATGTTCCCGTCCGGTGAATCGGTGCGGGCTACGGAGTACGGCCTGACCCGCAAATGCCAGGCGCGACAGCAGTCTTACGGCGACGGGTGGCAGCGGGTTCTGCACCTGTGCGCGCTGACCGTGCGCAACGAGAAGCTCGCCGACGACGAGGAGCTGAACGTGGTGTGGGCGGATGTGGAGGCCCGCTCCGAGGGTGAGCTGGTCGACGCGCTGCTGAAGATGGGCTCGCTCAACGTTCCCCCGCAAGCCTTGTGGGCAAGGTGGGGAGCCACGCCGAACGAGATCGACGAGTGGACGAAGCTGCTGGAAGCCAAGGCGAAAGCCAAACCGGGCCAGCAGGTCAACGTCATCCCGTCCGTGGATGTCGTCTCGCCGGGTCCGGACTACAACGCCGCCCGCACCGATATCGCCGCCAACCCCGGTGGCACCCCCGTTGACACCAACCGGATACAGGTCTGAGAGGACCGACCGTGACCGAACCGAATTCCGGCCCTCCTGGGGAGGGTCAGCAAGGCAGCGCTGCCGTACCTGCGGTACCTGCGCCCAGCGGCGTGACGCCGACCGGCCAGAGTGGCGAGCCTGCCAACACCGACAACCAGCAGAGCAACGACCCCGCGTGGGACCGGCTCAAAGGCCAACTGCGCAAGCTGGAGCTGGAGAACGAGAAGCTCCGCAAGGCCGGCCAGACCGAGGCCGAGGCCGCTATCGAGCGGGCCAAAGCCGAAGGGGCGGCGGAGTACAAGGCGAAGTGGGCCAGGGCAACCCTGGAAAACGCCGCCCTGGGAGTGCTGTCCGAGCGCCACGTCACCGCGACCGAGCTTGCTCTCAAAGCCTTGGATCTGGACGGCGTGGAGGTTGATCCGGCCACCGGCCGTGTCGACACCGCGACCCTGACCCGCCGAGTCGACGACTTGCTCAGCCGCTATCCACTGCTCGTCACCGCGGCCGGTCCGGCTCTGCCGAATGTCGGTGTCCTTCAAGGCGCCAATCAGCGCCAAGTGCAGTCGGGACAGCTCATCGCCCCGCAGCAGAACGAATCGCAGAGGCTCAACGATTTGGCCCGGTACGCGCTCGGCGGCAATGGCTGATCCCTGTTGAGGGAGAGGCACCGTGCCCAACACCAACTATCTGTCCAGATCGGACGCGTTGGCTCTCATCGTGGAGCAGCGCAGTCCGCAGATCATCCAGCTCGCCACGCAGCAGAGTGTTGCCATGGCGACGTTCCGCAGGGTTCCGGTTTCCACGAAGACTCTGCGCATGCAGCTCGTGAACAGCTTCCCGTCGGCCAAGTGGCTCGTGCCGGGCGTCGCGCCGGACGACGACGCCGATGTCGTGGCCAAGCCCGTCACGTCGATGTCGTGGACCACGCAGGATCTGACCGTTGAAGAGGCTGCCGTCATCGTCGTCATCCCGGAAAACGTGATCGACGACGCCGAAATCGATATGTGGAGCGAGGTTGAGGCGCGCTGCGCCGAAGCGATCGCGGTCCTCATCGACATGGCGATGTTCTTCGGCACCGCACCTTCGGGCGGTTCGATCCCGGCCAGCTTCCCGGTCGGCGGAATTTTCGGCCGGGCTTCCGCAGCCGGCAACACCGTCACCTCCGGCACCGGCATCGACTACGCCGAAGACATCAACGAGCTGTTGGCGGCCGTGGAGGAAGACGGCTACGACGCCTCGCGAATCTACTCCGGCACCGGTGTCCGGTCGGCGCTGCGCAACCTGCGTGACGCCAACGGAAACCTGCTGTACGCGACCAGCCTTCAGGGTTCCACGCCGGTCTCCACCGTCTGGGGTGTGCCGATCTCCTACGTCACCAACGGCGCGTGGGACGCCACCAAAGCGCAGATGATCGCCGGTGACCCGCAGATGGCCGTCATCGGTCTGCGCCAGGCCCTGACCGCCAAGCGCTTGGACCAGGCCACTATCGGTGACATCAACCTCGCCGAGCGCGACGCCTTGGCCCTTCGTATGAAGATCCGCCTGGGCTTCACGATCCTCGCGCCCAAGGGACTTCAGACCCCGGCCTCCAACGCATTCCCGTTCGCGGTGATGCTCCCGCCCGTGGTCGGCCCGTAATCCCCTCAAGCAGGAGGCGCTCAAGGCTCTTTCACCCCTGCTGGAGTCTTGAGCGTCTCCGTTTCGTTCGGAGGCGGCCGTGGCCGAGATCCTCATCCACAGCGATACGCCGGAACACTTGGAGATGTGCGGCTACGCGTCGGTCCACGACTACGAAGTACGCACCGGCCTGAGCGTTCCCGACGATCAGTTCGACACCTACTGCCAGTGGCTGACCGACGCCACGTCGATCATCCGCCTGTATCTGGGTCCGTGCGCCGAATCGGTGGAAGCCGCCTACCCCGATGTGCTGGCGATGATGGCCTGCCAACGGGTTCAGCGGACGGCGTCGATCCCGCCGGGGGTCTCCTCCACGAGCGTCGGCGGAACGTCTGTGTCCTTCGTGGACAGCGGAGCGTCGGCGATGACGCTGACGGCGGCCGAGCAGGATCTGCTCGACCGGCTCATCAGCAGCGCCTGCGGCGAGCTCGGCGCCGATGAGGTGCCGGGTCTGGGCCAGCTCGGCGTGAAGTGGGGCGGCGGTGACGGCGACTCCAGCGAACTGTGGGTTGTCGCCAGCCCGCAGCCGCGGATTCGGGGGCTGCGATGACCCCGGCGTGGCTGCTGGCCGCTTTCACCAAGGTCTGCGAGGTGTACGCGCGGGCGGTCACGGCGTTCGACGAGTACGGAAACCCGGTCTACGGCGATCTGCTCGTCGGCACCACGACGTGTGCGCTGTCGCCGATGGCGTCCGGGGACCTGACCGGGGGCCGGACCGGTACGAGTTCGTTCGTTCTGTACCTGCCCGCCGAATCGGCCGCACTCATCGACGCGTTCAGCCTCGTGCGGATCGACGGATTCGACTACGAGGTGGATGGTCCGCCGTCTGTCTACACGCAGTTGTTCACACCGGCCGTGCACCACGTGGAAGTCAACCTGACCCGGAGCACCGCATGAAAAACAACCTCGGGCAGTTCGGTATCCGGGCACAAGTCAACGCCGTCATGACCGACAAGCACATGCACCAGTTGGCCCGCAAGCTGGTCCGCAAGACGATCTCCTACGCCGGTAAGCCGCGGACCGGCCATTACCGCCGCGGTGTGAAAGCTGAAATCGTCAATACCCCGAGCCGGCATCTGGCCGTCGCCGCGACTGACTTCAAGTCGCACTGGATCGAAGACGGCGCCGGGCCTTCGCCCCGCCGAGGCGGTAAGCCGTTCCTCGGCCGCCATCCGCTGGAGCGGGCCTTTCGGTCCGAAGGCTTGGAGTATCGCAAGGTCTGGCGGCCGGGGCCGTGATCGACATCGAAGCGATCCTGTCGACCTACCTACGTGGACAGACGAGTGTGTCTGATCTGGTGGCCGACCGGGTCTACACCGACCTGCCGCACACCCGCAGCTATCCGCTGGTTCTGGTCAACCGCATCGGCGGCGGATACCTGACCGGCCAGCCGCACTGGCTGGAGTCGGCCGTGATGTCGATCCAGTGCTACGGCGGCACCCACAAACAGGCCCAAGGTCTGGCGTCCACCGTCATGGCCGCCATGGATTCGGGTCTGCGCGGGGCGTACCCGGAAGGCTGCGTCACCACCGTCAAGGAAACCGATCTGGCCTACGACTCCGACGCCGACCTGTCGAGCGAGGAAGGCCACAGCCGCCCCCGGTTCGTGCTCACCGCGACTGTCATCGCGCACCCCGCATAGGAGTCACCGTCAATGACTATCACCACCGATAACCGCCCGCTCGTGGGCGCCTACGGCGACGTGTACTCAGCCGCAGCCAACACCCCTTGCCCCACCGACATCGACAACCCCGGCGCGGCGTGGACCAGGCTCGGCCTGATCTCCGAAGACGGAGCAACCTGGACCCCGCCCGAGGAAGAGACGTCGGAGATCAAAGCCTGGCAGTCCGCCTACCCGGTAAGGATTGTGACGACCGGTCTGTCCACGAGCCTCCAGTTCCAGTTGATGGAGTGGGACCGCGACACCATCCCGTTCGCCTTGGGGGGCGGAGAGTTCACCGAGGACGGAACGCTGACCGTCTACACCCCGCCGGCCGCTGGTGCCTCGGTATCGCGGGCCTTGTTCATGAAGGTCTTGGATTCCCCGGTGAAGATGGGCATCTACTACCCGCAAGGCAGGATCACCGAGCGCGGCGACGCCGTCTTCAAGACCGACGAGGCGGCCGTCTTGGACGTGACGTTCGGTATCGAAGGCCAGATCGGCGTGGACCCGTACCTGCTGGTGTTCGACTCCGCGACGTTCCCGCCCGAAGGCGGAAGCATCGTAGCTACCGGGGCGACCGCCGGAACGCCGGGATTCTTCACCCCGTCCGGTGCCTCGGCTCCGATCAACCTCGGGGCGATGACCGGAATCGTCGCCAGCCCGGCCACCGCGTGGACCACCGGCCAGTACGTAGCGACCGGCGACGCCGTGCACTGCCACTGGAACGCCACGACGTGGGTCACCGGCGACGCCCCGTAAACCAGGCAACCCACCGGGAGGCCGTCCACATAGGGCGGTCTCCCGCTTGTTTCGTATGGAGCCCCCGAAAATGAAACTCGACCTCAACGCCCGCCGTTCGGCAAGAGCCGCGGCCAACGCCGAACCGAAGATCGTCGTCCTGGACGGCCGGGAGTACCGGCTCGTCGACGAGCTGCCGGTCCGCGTGATGGAGCACGTGTCCGAAATGGACCTGACCGCTGCTCTCAAGGCCATGCTCGAAAACCCGGACGAGTGGTCGGATCTGGCGAAAACCCTGACGCTGCAAGACGTCAACGAAATCGTCACCATGTACGGCGCCACCCTGGGGGAATCGCCGGCCTCGACGGCCTCCTCGACGACCACTGGTGCGCTCTCGGGGCCGACTTCCAACGCTTCTACGGCCTCGACCTGGCCCACTGCGTATACGGCACCGATGACGCACTAGACGTCGTCAGACTGCTTGCCCTGGTGCGGGGCCTGCCGCGCGATTCCACGCTTGCGCAAGTACAGGCAACGTCGTGGAGCCAGACCGATGAACTTCTGGCGACCGCTGTCGAGATCGCCCACGAACAGCTCCGGGTCGCCCTGGCCGTGGGCGGTGTCCGCAAATCCCGCCTGCCCAAGCCTTTGCGAGTTCCACGCCCGACCCCGATAGCGCCATCCGCTGCGGGGAAGGCGAACCGCCCCGCTTCCCCGCCGCGAACCCCGGCCACCTCGGTAGCCGAAGTCATGGCCGTGCTGGAGGCGACGCACCGACGAGTCGGGAGGTGACATGTCCAAGAGCGGTGAGGCTTTCGTCGAGATCAAGCCGGACATGTCGAAATTCAAGAAAGAACTTAGGGCGCACCTGGACGCGATCAAGGCTGAGTTGAAGGTCACGATCAAGCCTGACACCAAGAAGCTGTCGAAGGACATGCAGAAGCTGTCGGCCGACTCCGGCCTCAAGAACGCCGGGAAGGTCGCCGGTGAAGCCACGGGCAAGCAGATGTCGCAGGGCATGGCCGACTCGCTGAAGAAGGACGGCGAGAAGAAGCTCAAGCCCACCATGCACCAGCTCGCCAAGAAGCTGGGCGTGGAGTTCGGACGCAGCCGAGTCGGGACCTTGCAGTGGGTGGCCGGTGTTGAGGCCCAAGCGAAACGGCTCGGTCTGAAACTTCAGAAGGCAGGCCGGAATGCGCGCGGGCAGTACATCCGCGCCATCGATCCGAAGACCGGCATGGTGACCGCGTTCAAGCAGGGTGAGAAGGCCGTCCTGCAAACCGCCGTTCAGCTGACCCGCAAGCTCAAGCTGGAGTTTGCCAAGGGCGGGGAGACCGCTGGCCTCAAGTGGGTCGCGGGCATAGACCGTGAGGCCAAGCGGCTCGGACTGGTGCTACGCCGGGCAGGCCACGACGGGCAGGCCAACTTCATTGAAGCGTGGGACCCGATCAACAAGATCAAACACATCTTCCGTCAGACCGAGGAAGAGGCCAAGAAGTCCGGCCGCAAGTCCGGCAAGAACTTCATGGACAGCTTCTCGAAGTTCCTCAAGGGCGGCTTCCCGGAACGGGTCAGCCTCATCGGCGTCGGGGTCTCGCTGCTGGTCGCCGCAGCCGGACCACTCGTCGCCATCCTCAACGCGGCCACCGCCTCAGCGCTGGCATTGGCTGCGGCACTGGGAGCGGCGGCAGCTGGCGGGGTCGCAGGTCTGGTCGGCGATCTGATGGCGCTCGGCCAAGCGCTGGCGGTCGTGAAGTTCGCGTCGTCGGGCATGACTGACGCGTTCAAGGCGCAGGGAAAGATCCTCGCGGACCAGCGGGCCGGGTTGAAGACGTCGGCCGCCGATGCCAAGAGGCTCAAGGAAGCGATGGCGGGGATGTCCCCGGCCGCGCAGAAGTTCGTCCTCGCCTGGGGAAAGATCGGTCAGGCGCTCATCCCGGTCCGCAAAGCGGTACAACAGAAGCTGTTCGCGGACCTTGACGGCGAGCTGCTCAAGACCGGCAAGACGCTGCTTCCGGTGGTGCAGACCGAACTGGGCAAGACAGCGGTCACCTTGAACCAGACCGCGAAGAGCCTGGCTGGCTACGCCCGATCGGCGCAGGGCGCGAGCCTGATCCAGACCGTCATGCACAACAACAGCGCCGCGGTCTCCACGCTCAGTTCAGTGCTAGTCCCGCTGGTCGACGTCGTTCTGCGGCTGAGCAAGGCTTTCGCTCCGCTGACGCAGACGCTGTCGGGCTACATCGCCGCATGGGCGAAAGCGACTGACCAGTCGGTAAAGGCTAGCGAGAAGTCCGGAGCTCTCGCCGCAACCGTGGACAAGATGAAGTCCACACTGGACACCCTGCATCGGATCGTCGGCAATGTCTTCTCGGCCGTGAAATCCACCTTCGCCGGGTTGTTCCCGGCCGGGCAGAGCCTGCTCCAGATGCTCGATGATCTGACGTTCAAGTGGCAGCTGTGGGCCAGCAGCAAGGAAGGCCAGAACGCCATCAAGCAGTTCGGGGCTACGGCTATCCCGACGATGCATGAGCTGGGCGGGCTGATCGGCGACATCTTCCGCCTGTGGCAGGACCTGGGTAAGAAGAACGATCCGGCCGCGGGGGTCAAGGATCTGCGCGCCGCTCTTAAGCCGGTCGGCGATCTGCTCAAGCAGATGTCCGACGCCGGGACGTTCCACGCCATCGCCACCTCGATCGGGGATATCGCCAAGGCTCTGGCCGACGCCGGGGCCGGCGGCAAGCTGGCGCAGGTTGCCAGGGATGTGGCCGGGTTCGTCAAGACGCTGTCGGGCCTGGTCTCGTCCAGCCCCGCCGCGAAGGCGGCCATCGGCGGCCTTATCAAGGTGGCCGCTGGAATCACCGCTATCAAGATCGGTGCCCGACTCACCGGTCTGCCCGCGATCCTCAAAGGCATCGGCAAATCTGCCGGGTTCATCAACAACTTCCAGAAGCAGTGGCGCGGCCTCAGTGATGCTGTCGGGCCGGGGGCCGGGTTCGCCAAGTTCCTCAAGGACACCGGGCCGAAGGTCGCCCAGTTCGGCAAGAACGTGGTGTCCGGGGTGGCCACCGCGGGTCGCACGATCTTCGGCCTGGGGCAGACGGCCTTGACAGTCGGTGCGGACATGGCGAAAGGGCTCGGCAGCAAGCTCGTTTCGGTCGGCAAGCAGGCCATGTCGATGGGCAAGATGCTCGGTTCGGCAACCCTTCAAGTCATCAAGATGGGCATCCAGCAAGGAATCCTCGGACTGAAACTGCTGATCTCCAACGCCGCAATGGCCGCCCAGTTCGTTTGGTCCAAGCTGGTCTCCGCCGCGACCAAGGCGTGGAGCATCATTCAGGCGGCATTCAACGTCATCATGTCGTTGAACCCGATCGTGCTTATCGTCTTGGCGATCATCGCCCTGATCGCCGTGATCGTGATCCTCTGGATTCGCTTCAAGGGATTCAGAGACTTCATCGGCACCGTCTGGAAGGCGCTGGTGGCCGGAGCCCAGTGGCTGTGGAGCATGTTGGTCGCCGGATTCACGACCTTGATCGGCTGGCTGACCTCGTTCTGGGGCTGGCTGGCGGATCTTTTCGTGGGTGCCTGGCACGCGATCGTGGACTTTTTCGTCGGCGCCTTCCGCGCTTACGTGGCGTTCTGGCGCATCGTCTTCGGCGGAATCGTTCGCGTGGTCGTGACGATCTGGACGCACATCCGGGATGCCTTCGTGGATGCTTGGCGGGGGATCACCAGGTATATCGCGGACGGAATCGTCGGCATCATCCAGTTTTTCAGGGATCTGCCGGGCGACATCATGGACGCCATCGGCAATCTTGTCCACA